TAAAGAGTATAGTTTGAAGTAGCAGTGGAATTGGCCGCGCCACCCATCTTATTGAGCGGACGGAGGCCAAAGCTTCCGTTAATGTTAGCCATTTCGTTTGCTCCTTAAAGCAAAAGGGTTCAAAACAGGTGCCCTATTTTCTAGGGCCTCCAAACGTTACACGCGATTGTCGTTCAGGCTTCTGAATCGCCATCGAATGATGCTGCGTTTCCTTCATAAGATCGTTATCAACTGCGGTCATTGCGTCCGAACTCATTTTACCAAAGTAGTCCTTACGCTCCTCAACAATCTCAATTGGAATACGGGCAAGCAACAACCCTCCTACGCCAAAGACACCTTCATAGGTCCCGGAATCCACTGTTGGGGCCTCAAATTCAGGGTATTCTTCTTTCCGAACCAGTTCCCACCCTTCTCTCATGCGGGCAGATACATTCTTTCGGTCGTCAAAACCCCTAACTTCAGACCGTATCCATCGGTGAACAAAGCCTTCTGGCGGATCGGGTGCGTCTAATAAAGACGGGGGACTCCAAGGTTTCCTTTGCGTTTTTACGGCTCGGGTCTTGGATGCGCGAGGAGTACGATCAATATTGTTTTCAGACATTGTCATTTCCTAGCGTTTGTATTTCGCGTACTGGTCTAGAGGAACCCCCAACTTATTCGCAATCGTAACTTCACTTGGGGATAATCTCACTGTTTTGCGCCCGGATGACCCGGAACGTGTAGCAGAAGCAACAGCCTGTTGTGGCCTGTTCCCTCCTGTAGAAGATGCTGTCCCCCCAAATTTATGAGGAAACGCTTCTCTAATTCTTTCGTCAATTACACGATAATACTCTGGAGTGTTTGTGTCAAAGTCTTCTTGTTCAACCAGAGTCTTGTGTATTCCAAAAGCCGCAAACGTCATGGCGTCGTCTTCGCCAAACCACGGGTTTTCCTCCGCCCATTCCATTGCTTTCGGGTCAGGCCGGGTTGGAACGGCATTCTGTGCAGGCGAAACCTGTTGTTGTGCCTGTGCCTGGGCTTGGTACTGGGCTCTCTGCGCGGCTTCAGCTTGTTGTTGTTTAGCAGCCTTTACCCGCTCTTCCTCTATCGCAAGCTGAGACAACTTCTTATTTATCTCTACCTGTGAAGTAGTGTCGTTGGTCGCTATCGCAGTTTCCAAATCTCTGGACAAAGAATCCGATTGCGTGGCTACACGGTCCCCGTACTCTGCAATATAACCCTGGTCTAAATCTTGGACCCGGTTCCTAAGCTGACTGTTTTCAGCCTGCACCCCCCTAGCATACTCAACTGCCGCCTGTTGCTGGCGTTCAGCTTCGCGCGCCTTTTTTGTAAGACGGTCAATTCGTCGCTTAACCTTCTTACTGTATTCCTCATGTTCGGGAGAAGATTCTTCAGGTTCTTGCCCCGAAACTTCGATTTCCGGGGAGTCCTCGACAACAACATCAACACTAGAAGCTGTCTCGGGAATGTCTACAACCAACTCGTCTTGAGCTTCTTCAGGCATGGTTTATCTCCATGTTAAAAATGCAGGATATCTTCGGGGTCCTGTATAACCGCTATTACATCGTCGTCATTTAAAACGCGGACCTCTCCGCCGTCTATCTTAAACCGGGCTCCGGCATACCTTCCAAAAATAATCCAATCCTTCTCCCGGCACCACGGCCCACTCGGGAATTTCTTACGGTCTTCGTAAGCGAGGGGACCAACCTTTAAGACATAGCCACACACCGTAGCCACGGATTCTCTGTCAACAACAGCATCTGGAAGAAGAACGCCCCCCTGACTCTTGCCCTTCCCTCTATATGGAAGAATCAATAAACGCCAGCCCGTGGGGTTGGGCAACCTATTAAAAGTATCGGTATCTAATTTTGTGGGGTCTAAAACCCGTTCTTCGGGTTTTACATATGCGGGATCTAAGGAAACTACGCTGGAAGCCCCAATAGATTCGGATTTTTTGGACATTAATCTGCCTTTTCTAAGATTTCTCTTAACTCCTGTCCTATATAATCCAAAGACTCTACGTTGCCAACTAGTTGTTTGTATTCTTCGTGATTTTGTACCCCACCAGAAACCATAATCTCCGAAACACGATCTCGACGCTCCTTAATAACTTTTAAAAGTTTTTCCGCCAAAAAAATGCCATCCATTATGGTTTCTTTTCTTGTTGCCAAGCACGTGCCTTGCTCATACTTCGGGAACCAAACCAAAACGCAATGATAGAAGAAAATATAACGGAGGTTTCCGGGTCCCAAATAGCAATCAAACCTGCAGACAGGTCCATCCCATCTGTCATCACCATAGTGTATACCGTGACGCCTTTGATGGTAGCAAATAAGAGAAAGAAGGCATAAGTAAGGACAGGGCGCACGCTACCCCGGAGAGCGTTGACAAAACCTCCAGCGTCAATAGACCTGTCATGCTCATATATACCTTTCGTTTCCGCAATGTCCGCTTCTGCATCCAGTTCCGCAATTTTTAACGTGGACAACTGGCTTGCATACTTGGCTTTAGCCTCAAGCAAGGCCAAATCCTGCTTATTCTGTTGTCCCTGTTTGAAATATCCCAAAACCTCTGGAATTATCGAGGTTCCAAACCCTAACGCAGTCCCTAAAAGCGACATAATCATAGGATTTTACCCTACTTTCTGCTCATATAAGCACTCATACCCATATAAGCACAGGTGACCCCGGAAAAAGCTATGTAAGCTAGCCCTAAGAGGTCGCTTATTGACTTGAGTCTGCTTTCGCTTACTACAAAAAACAAAAGACCCGTCATGCCAGCCATGATCGCAAGGGCACACCACGCCATGTGACGTTGGGCATCCATCTTTTCTGCTGTCTCAAGGGCTTCGACCGCCGCTAACTCGGAATCCGACACGACACCGTCGCCATCAAGATCCAAATCCTGATAACGACTGTTTCTTTGCAGTTTTTTTTGGGTCATTTTTTAGCGTTCCAGAGATCAAACAAAACTTTAACCTTATCTTTTAACACTTCCAGATCACCGTGCATCTTAGCAAGTACTACTATAAGACCAATAATGGCTACAATGACCGGCCAGCCAGCGTTAAAGAGTTCTATAATAGATACATCTGGAGCATCCTGCATGGCCTAGTTCCGCGCACATTTAAAACTAAAACACGCCTTTTTCTTTAAGCAAAAAACCGACTACACCACCAACCATGCCAACCATGATTACAACAGGTTGGGAAAGAAGAACACCAACGCCAACAACTACACCACCTAAAGCAGCGTAGCTAGACGGCTCTTTCATGCGGCTCATAATCCAATCCATTTGTAAGCTCCTGTTAACAAATTTTAAAGGAACCACCACGGAGCGCCGCGCCCATGCCACGGTTTTTACCGGACACAGAAGTAGCCTTAGACACGTTCGGGGTGGTTTCAGACTTTGCATCGTTATAAGGAACAAAACCTTGGTCTTTTACAACAATGCCTTTTCTAGAAACCCCTACAGAACTCTTTTTCATAACCGTCTCCTATTAATCACCTTGTTTCATCAACTCGCGTTCGCGTGCCGCCTGTATACGTGCCGCAACAATTTCTTCCTGGGACTGTATCCTCTGGGCCCCTAGACTTGCGGTGGATTGTGCTTTTTTCTGATCCAAGGCAAGACGGGCTTGATCGATCTGGTTTTCTGCTTCGTCCCGTTTTGCCCGAAGTTGCAGATCCTGTTCTTTCAAAGCGATTAAGGGGTCCGGTCCTTGCTGACCTTCTCCGCTTATCTGGGCGCTGAGTGCTTTAAGCTCTTGCATACCTTGCGCAATCTGTTCAGCAACCATGGATTCTATTTGTAAAATCTGGTCCTCAGTCGGCGCTTGGCCTTGAAGCTGCTGCATCATCTGAGAGGACACCTGCTCCTTAGCCCCTATAGAAACATGCTCCATAATGTGTTTTTGCAGCGCCATAGCGACCGAGGGAAGCTGCCCAACCATGGGGGAAGACCCAAAAACTAGGTGAGCCATTATGTGAGCTTTGTGGTTCTGGCCTTGGAACGCCTCTAGTTCAATGTTTTCAAGTGCTTCCGAATTCTCCACTGCGGGATCTTTAGGAACAGCCTCTTCCTGATCTATGACCTTGAGAATAGAGTCAACGTCTTTGACACCAAGAGCCTTATACATCCTACGAAACGCTTCGTACATGTTGTGCAAGTCCGGAGCCGCTTGCGCCAACTGCAATTCAGTCTGCGCCATAGTGACCCTTTGCGACATGGAGAATATATTAGGATCGGAAACTGGAATAACGTCAATCCTATCATCAAAATCCTCCGATTTTATGACCCGTTCAGCGCCTACAACGTTGTAGGGGTACTCCGGTGGAAGAGATTCCCCGAATACCTTTGCAAGAAGATCAAATTCGTCTTTCTGGGCGTAATGCAGCCGTTTATGTATAGCCGACATTACTTTGGCACCCTGCTCCAGCATTGCAATGGTGGTTCCAACCGCAGCTTGCTGGTTTCCGTCGCCAACCTGTAAATTAGATACCGCAGCGAACCGCTGACCGGCTTCCACACAGAACCCCATCAACTGGAACAAGGTCTGGTCCGCTCCCTTATAGGGAAGAAGCATCAACGAGTCTCTAATTGCACCCCCAGGGGAATCCACGTCCCTGAACTCGCCCGGAGATAGCGGCTCGTCATCATTACGAATACGAAGGCCGCGAGTCTTGAAACCTGCGGGCAAGTTAGCCAAGGTCCCTGCATCAATAAGCTGGCGCAACGCAGCAGTGGCTGTTCGGCTTAACCCACCAATCATGTGGATCAAACCTAACCCGTAGAAACCGAACCCTGGAAGGAATTTAAAATGAACAAAATACTGGTTTTTCTTACGATCCTGATCCCCCTCCTTGTAGTTCCTGCGAATGCTGAGAACCTTACCGTTATCTTCTGATACGGTTACAACGTAAGGGAGCTTAATACCTGTGGATTCACCGCCGGGATCGGAATCCTCAAAACCTTCCAGATCCAGATCTACATGACACTCAAGTAACGTTACCTCGGTATCCAAACGGCTGGGCTCTATCCCGCTTATCTCGTCCATCTCCTCACGGACCTCGGACGGGTCCGACTGGGATGCGGATACTTTAATGTCGGAATAGAAACCGGCTACCTGCTTCTTCCGAAGTTCGTTCTCCGAGATTTGAATAACATGTGTTACATTCTCGGCTGTTTCCAGATCCGTAGCGGTATACGGAACAATTAGCTGTTCCGCAGGAACGAACTTGCTGACAGCACGTCCCAGGAAATCATCGTAGTACACCTTTTTGAACGTAGAACCCGCTAGCGGCAGGTAAAACAGCATTTGGTCAAATTCAGGTGTGTATTCCTTCATAACACACGTGATTTGGTAATTCATAAAGTTGCGAACACGATCCGATTGAGCCTCTATGTCCGGAGAAGACTCGCCCATTATCTGAGTATTTACAGGGCCCCCTGCGGGCAATAATTCACCAAAAGCCTGCGCTTGGAACTGAGTCACGGCCTCTGCAAGAAGAGGGTGCGTCACGCCTGTCGCACCACGGAACGGTTCCGCCCGTTCCTCGTATTTGAAACCTAAAAGCTCCAGACCGGTTCGGTACGTGTCTTCCCAATCTTTACGACCGTCCTTGTTAGCCTCGTACTGATCTAAAAGATCCGAAGCTATTCTAGACAGAACACCCGTATCTACTTCTTCTGCAAGATTGTCATAAAACCCGGCGCTTGAAACTTGATCCATACGTGGATCAAAATCAACGATAACACCACCGTCATCTTCCAGTTCTATATTTAAACCGGGTGTTTCGATCATGCTGTCGTCTTCAAACGATACTTCCGCGTCCAGACCTTCTTCCAGTTCCACAGGCGGTATTTCGTTTCGCCTTTCTATAAGAGAGGCCGTCCCAAAATTGCTGCGGGGTAGCGGGTTTCTAGCCATCTAGTAACGCCTTAATGAGGCAATCCCACCGCCCCGGAATGGTTGGCTCACTCCTGAAGATCCGGGAATTTCTGTTTGAGGCATTAAAAATTGTTCCCCCTGCTCAGGAGGCCTCCTCATTTCGGGTCGCGGAGCCATGTCTGGACGAGGCATTAAAAATTGTTCCCCTTGCTCAGGAGAAGGCATCCTCATTTCTGGAGGAGGCATCGTTTCTGGAGGCGGCATCGTTTCTGGAGGCGGCATCGTTTCTGGAGGCGGAGAAGGCGGGTCGTTAAGAATAGCGTCGGGCGTTTGCTGCGGAGCAAAACGTGTTATCATTCGCTGAAGGTAGGCTGCGAATTCCGGGTTTTTCTCCGCTGCTTCAAGAAGCCCGTCTTTGTTCTTGATAACAAAGGCTTTTACTTGTTCGGTAGTGACTTCCGGGTTTTGTTCTAGGTCTGTCAACTCCCGGACTATCGCCATGAGATCTGTTACCGTTCCCCCTCCCTGCATTTGAAGAGGTCGAAAGCCCATCATGCCGCCATCGCGCATACCCATGGCTTGCTTATATTGTTCAGCCGCCGCCATGCCTTGCGGCGTGTACGGAAATTCGCGTCCCATTACGTTAGGCATTTCGTCGTCCACCTTTTCTGTTCTTCTCCGCGCCTTTTACCTTACCTGCATTTATACTGGCGTAAAAGACTTGATTACCCTTACCTTTACCATACGTCTTCGTCATTTTGCGCTTTATCTTTGCGCCCTTCTTTGTCAAAGGCATTAGCGGCTACCTCCTAAAGGAAACGTAAGCCGAAGCATGCCGCTTCCTCCAATTTTACCCCCGGGGGATCTGTCCAAATGGCCGTGAGCACCGAAACTTCCTCTACCAAACGGGACCTTATATCCCGCATCAAGGCTGGTAGAAGGACGCAACATTTCGCCTTCAACGGTGGGAAGTGTCAAACCCGCGCCAAAACCCAACTGTCCTTTGCCAACAGGTCCTTCCCAAGTTGCTCTGTAGCTATCCACCGTCACCGGGGGCGCGTTCTCAGGACGCCGGGGTATACTTCTTTGAGCGGAAACAGTTCCGGCCCCTCCAAAAACATCGCCGCGTCCGGTAGCTCCAAATCTAACAGCACCCTTTGCATCAACTTCTCCGTGCAAGGCCCCCCCTAAGTCACGAGTACCCTGTAAATAAGGCTTGTACAGTTCGGCCCCTATAGATTTGTCGTCTAGAGATGGGCGGCTGGGATCTCCTCTCGCAATAAGAGCAGCGTGGGGCAACCCGGCTTTCTGAGGTAGAGCATCTACTCGGGCAGCCTCTCCGGGGTTAGGGCTTGCTCCTGCATAAATGTCATATGGAAGAGGACCCTGAATTTCAAACAAAGGGTCCTCTTTAATGAAAATACGACTGGGGTCCGATTCAAGATTCTGATCCCTTAACATCATAAGATGTTCGCTAACGGTAAGTTCTTTTAAGTTGGGCATGGCTAATTGGTCCGTAAGTAAGTTAAATAATCCCGGGCTAACTCGTGACGCGCCACCGCGTCCAAACTTTCCTGTAAAATAGTCTTATTTAAAGGTTTGCCAGACATCACGTGCCTTCAAGCGGTATCCTTGGTTCGCGAGGAGTCCACCCTCGACCGGCAGACGCAACACAAGAACGACCGCTTGCGTCAGTAATGACAATGGTCCATGAGCCATGTTCCGACACAAATACTTCAATAAGCCTGTTGTCATTCGCCAATCCGTTAGCCGTCAATAATTCCTGCCACCTGCCCCACAACTTTTCGATAACCTCCTCCCGTTTTGCACAAATGTTCTGCGCGGAAGCCGAAGATACGGCCACGAAAAACAAAACGAGAAGAGATAAAAGTTTCATAATAACACAGTGTTAACCTTTTCTTTTTGCTGCAATCCTCTTAAACGCATTCTTGGCAGGGGCACCTTTAGCACCTTTTTTTCTCATTGTCTCTCCAGAACCCGCCTTAATGCGTTTCCGTTTAGCGTGAATGTTGGCATAAAGCCCGGGCCGTTTTGCCATAACTTTTCCTTACCTATGAGTCATACAAGGGCTTAACTACAAAACCTCCGTCAGCCTTAGATATATCTCCGCTTTCGGAGTCGGCGGGGTCAAACCGCGCAAAACGTGATCGTATGTTTTTGTTGTCAAAAACAACATAATCTTCGCGGGACACAGGAACGTCAGTGAACGAATCTTCAATTAAAATTCCATCATGCCCTTTCTTTTGCAAATATTCCCTGAACTCTTCCGTGTCCGGGAACTCGGCTAAAGCAGACTCCAGATCTTCGTAAGTGGGATATACGGCAGGATTCTTAAGGCGCAATTTGACCGGTATGACGTGTCCTCCTTCCCCCTCCGCAAAACCAGAAGACGCAACATAAGGATCTTCCGTAAACCAATCTCCTATGTCCGAAGGCCACGATGAGTAACCCCTATCGGAACCTAGAAAAGATTCCCGGACCGTATTCTCGGGGTCCCATGCAGCGGGATCTCCTTCCGTAGTCCCATGATACGCATCCAGATCAAACCCCATTTCACGCATTCGAGAAAGTCTGCTGCTCAAGTCCATGGGAAGACCCGGGGGCTCTTGGTTCGAAATCCCAAGTTTTTCCTTTAGCGATTCAAGGCCCGACTTTTCAAAACCAAAAAATTCATGGGTGGGCTGGGCAAGAAACTCCCGCAAGTCGTTCTTCTGCTCTTCGGTTAAAAGATGCTCGTAGCCCTGCTGTACGGCTTGGATAAGAGGAAACATCCTACGGATCATCAAACTTCCGACACCGCTGCCAAAGGGTTTTTTCTTGGGCCGTGGTTCGTCGTCCGGAGGCAATGCAAGCCGGGAAGCTTCGGCGGCTGCGTCAATTACGGCGGGTAAATTAGACTGGTCCGGGGGCCGTGGTTCTGTCCACGTTATGACGGGTATCTTCTTAATACCCAATTCTCTTGCGGCATGGGCACGATGTCGTCCGTCTTCAGACCCATCTCGGTATATCTGTAGGGGGTCTAACGATCTCCCGCTTACTATGTGATCCTTTAAAAGATCTATGTTTTCTCGACTGGTTTCATCAAGGTCCAGTGGTCTGACACGACTCAAAAAATCTTCCGGGGTCATCTCTACAAGGTTGCCACCCGTTGTCTTGTAGTTAGCCTCTCCATACCACTCGTCCGTAGGAGCCAGAGGATATTTTAAATCAGGTCCGTCAGCCATCCTCAAGGGCTCCCCAGCAGGCGTCGTTCGAGGTGCAGGTGCAATCCACGCACTGATAACGGCCCTCTACCAACGCCTTGGGCTTGGCACACCCGCAAACAGGGCACTTCGCGTCTTGTTCTGCAATGGGATCTGCGAGTTCGTCAGCCATATGGGTCCCTATCGTACAAAGGTTTGTCTACAAAACCACCGTGAGCCCGTTTTTCTGGCTCGTTTTCAGGAACAGGGCCCCTTGGAATTGGTCCTTCTTTAGGAATTTTTAGCTCAAATACGGGGGGCGACGTACCGTCCGGGTATGCTTCAGAAGACATCGTTGTCGCCCAGTTCCTTAGCGCGCTATACATCATAAGATGCCGATCAGGGTCCTGATCGGCATCTTTAATAGATTCTAGCAGGGTCATCGGATTCCCCGAAAAATCAAAGGGGTCCGAGATGTAATAGTTTTTGTCATCCTCTTGTACGGTAAAACCGCCAAGGCTGGTTTGTAGCACTTCTCTGTCGTTATATAGCTGTTTCAATAAAAACCCAATTCCAAGCTTGTCGGCTAAAGGACCATCATAATCCTGGGAAACCGTACCCGGGTCACTCCCCAAAGGGTCCCCATCGGCAAATTCTAAAAGGTCAAGGTTTAAAGGGGCATGTCCATAATATGGGATTGAATTGCTTTTCCTGTTTTTAATGGCCTTCCGCAGCAGTTCTAACTGCGTTTCCGTAAAAAACTCGTTTCCAAACTTTGGATTCGGGAGATTAAAAGCATGGCTAAACGCTGTTTCAAGATACGCCCGAGCATTTGCCGGTAAACCTTCGGACTTAATCTTTGAAAGAAGGTCCCCTATACCAAAGGTTGTGCTCCTATCTTGTTGGTCGTCAGCCATAATAACTCCGTATGTAGGTGGACGGCTCACTGTCTACCCAATCGTCGCTCGGCAACTGTACAAAATTGCCCTGACGATAACGCATCAGAGCCTGCGTGGTGCTGTCTACAAGGTCATCGTGGTCGCCATTCGGAAATGCCGCGCACTCGTCTATAACCTCGTCCGCCCAACGTTCGTCCGGGGCCCAGATCATTCCGCTCTCAAATAGCGGAGACACCGAATGGACCCTCGTAAGCTTATCGTTTCCTTTACTTGGTGTAAAGTTTACAACAGGTATGCCAAGTTGCCTAAGCTCCTGAGTTAACGGCATTCCAGAAGCCTTCGCCTCCACAATGACCGTCTCAGGCTCCCAGAAATTAAACTGATCTAAAGCCTGCGTCTTTAGCTCCGGAAAATCCCAGCGCCCCTTCTTCGAATCCAAAAGTATCAAATTTGCAGGACCCTCCTGCTGTGGATAAAACACACCCCACGTCGTTATCGCACTGTAATCCGAAGTCTCCTTGCGACTGAATGCCGTGTCGTAACTCTGTATTACATACTCAAGTTGCGGAATCTCGTCCTCCTCCCAACGCTTCCACCACTCCTTCTTGATAATAGCACCCTCTTCCGAAGTCGGGTTCTGCTGCCACTGCGCGTTCCACTTGGAAACGGACAACGAAGCGCGAACACCCTCCAACTCCTCCTTCTTCCAATACTCAGGCCAACAAGAATTTCCGCTCGGCATCAAAGCAGGAAACTCTATTAT